CTTTAGCCAAACTAAATCAGGCTGAAAGCCAACGCCTGTAATGTTGTTGGTGCTACCGTTACCCGTGTACAGCTTAGTATTAAAGTGGTCTTGTGGGCTTGCGTCTAAGGCAGGGTCAATAGCCGCCACAGGATCAGGCAGGTTAGCCGTACATAGGGCTAGGTAGCCTGCTGGTGGACTGTAGTAGAAGTCACCGAGTCCGTTGGCGTCTGTGTTGCCTTGTGCTGTTTTGTTTCCAGCAAAGCTGGAGTCTTGACCAAAATTTACAACAGTCTGATTATTCCACTCGCCAGTTATGGGGTACAAAGTAACGTCTGACGGAATATCTACAGTGCTTCCTGTCTGTGTTTGTTGTGTTCCGTTTAAATTAAAGGTCATTTCATTGTTATCACAATCTACCTGAACCTGCACAACTGTACCCGCAGTCAGTCCAGAGTGGCTTCCCTGCTCGACCCCTGCTTCAACAAAAACCTGACTTCCAGAACCTCCATGATCGTTTATAAGATAGGTAGATGTAGCGCCTGTAGCGTAGCTTGAATATTGAGGATTAGTCGTAACGCCTGCTGAGTTGTAGCGCCAAGGCGATACGCCTAAAGCACTTTCTAGGAGCAAAACCTCAAACACCCACTTTCCTGTTTTTGGCAATGGGATCGTAGAATATCCCCACGCATAAGTACCTGCGGGATTAACAAATTTAAGATTTCCTTCACTATAAGACGGGTTTGTGCTGACGCCAGAAATAGGATTCAACGTAGCCCAGTTATTCGTCGGGCTGTCCAGCATCCAATCAGTAGACGCTACGTTTGTGTCAGTCCAGTTGTTTCCTTGACCGGAAGCATCAATAGGGTCGGTAGCCCTAGTAGCAAAGTCTAAATAGAAATCCTGACTGCCATAGCTACCTTCGTACTTCTTAGGTACCCATGTATCTGCCTTGGTTTCGCCAAAACTTGTGGGCGCTAATTGTGAACCACTAATGTAATTAACTTCAGCTAGATAGAAATCAGCAAGGAGTCCTTGGTTGTAAGCATTTTTGCCTATATCCTGCACATCAGTAGTGCCACTGCGACTACCCAATCCTTGGGCTGGATAATTAGCAGTAACAAAATCAGTTTGTTGTTCGCCGTTGACATATATTTTAATTCTGTCTGATGCTGTCCCTTGAGACGAGTCATATGCCACAACAAGGTGATACCAAGCAGACGGATCACGGAACTGCTTGGAGGTAACTACTTGAAAATTTATACCACCGTTCCACTGGTACACGTTTAGTCTCTGGTTAGTGGCATCCAGATAGATAAGAAATTCTCTAGTACCTGAAAGACCCGCACTAAATAAGAACCCTCCACCAACACCAAATGAAGTAGTTGCTAAAGTTGTTTTTATCCAAGCACTCCATGTAAATGTATCCGCATTACTGCTAGACGATGGTGTTCTTGAGTAAAAATCACCAGAGACTAAACGCGCAGAGTTGTCTATCTTATACGGATAGAAGCCCGATGAGTACATCCATTGTTGTGAACCTACTGGCCCTGACATAGCTTATCCTTAACTAAACGCGAGTTGGGGAGCGCCAAGCAAGATGCGGCCTGATGCGGCTACAACGTAAGGCACAATGTCTGTAGTGCTTGCGGCAGAAGACAAGGTAAGCCCTGCTCCATTAGCAGTCTCGTAGTCAGTACCAAGAGACACCGTTCGTCCACCAGTACCGTCTTGGATAAACACGATAAATCCAGACTGACCTATAATCTCTGTGCTTGGGTTAACCAGAGTCACGTTACCTGTTAGCGTCAGTACAAAGTTTTGATTAGCACTAAAGTCCAGCGTTACATTGCCAGTGTTGCTTGTGTCGGTGTTAGTACTAGCAGTTGCGGTTGTAAATGTACCTGCTGTAAATGTGCCTGCAGCGGCTGTAGAGCCACCAATAACAACGCCGTCTGCTGTACCACCGTTAATGTCAGCAGTAGGGATTGTAACCGTACCCGTAAAGGTTGGTGAGGCAACAGCAGCCTTAGCATCTAGCTGGGTTTGAATAGCAGAGGTAACACCGTCAACGTAGTTAAGTTCTGCTGTAGTAGCTGTAACACCATCTAGGATATTCAATTCCGCTGCGGTACTTGTTACACCATCAAGAATGTTTAATTCTGCTGTAGTACTTGTTACTCCGTCTAGCAGGTTGATTTCTGTTGCGGTTGCAGTAACTGCAACATCTTCATTTATTTTAGGAGAGGTAAGAGTTTTGTTTGTAAGCGTGTCGGTTGTTGCTTTACCAACCAGAGTATCTGTAGCGGGCGGCAGGGTTAGCGTTACATTGCCGCTATATGCGCTGTGAGCAGATGACTGAAGCTGTGTGTAGTGAGCATTGCTGGATTCGCAATAAAACTTTACGTTAGATACTGAGCCAGCGTTCTTCAGAACAATCTCGCCTGATTGAATATCTACGTTGCCGTCTAGCCGTACAAGGCCGCTACCGTTTGGTGTTAGTGCAATGTTTCCGTTAGATACACTAACAATCGCATTGCCGTTTACGTCTAGGTCACCGCCTAGCTGTGGGGTCGTGTCTTGGACAACATTTGAAATACCACTGCCGCTAACAACTGAAGCATCAACATAAGCCTTAACTGACTGTTGACTAGGAATAGATGTAGCAGAGTTGCTAGACATATTGTCTTCATCAACAAAGGCCGTAACACCGTCCAATACATTTAACTCGGTAGCCGTTGATGTAACGCCGTCTAGTATATTTAGTTCAGCAGCAGTACTTGTAACGCCATCTAAAATGTTTAGTTCTGCTGTTGTAGAGGTAACCCCATCAAGGATATTTAACTCAGCTGTTGTGCTGGTAACCCCATCCAAAATGTTAAGCTCTGCTGCTGTAGACGTAACGCCATCCAAGATATTCAACTCGGCGGCTGTGCTGGTTACTCCGTCAAGGATGTTTAACTCAGCAGTAGTAGATGTCACTCCATCCAGAATATTCAATTCCGCAGTCGTAGAAGTAACACCATCAAGAATATTTAATTCTACGGCGGTTGAAGTCACGCCATCCAGAATGTTTAGCTCGGCAGTAGTGGACGTTACTCCGTCCAAAATGTTTAATTCTGCGGGTGTTGCGGTAACAGCAGTCCCTCCAATAGAAAGGCTGCTTGGATTTGAACCCACCTCAATAACAGCGCCGCTACCGTTCTCTGTGTACAGACGCCTGTTAGTCAGATCAATCGCTGGTTCGCCTTGGACTAAATCACTAGCTGCAGGCGCACCTGATCCGTTTTTAAGTTTAATAGTGGTTGCCATGAACTACTCCAAGAAGAACACGAAACAAAAGGGAAAGGGGGCCGAAGCCCCCGTGTAGATTAAGCAGATGGTACTGCCAGTACAAAGCCTGCCTCTGGGCGGTATACCTGAACACCGTAAAGGGTGTCTGCGGTGTACAGCGTAGAGAGGTATTCTTGCTTGTACTGAGTCTGCGAACGCACACCCAATTGCTCTGCCATTACAACAGCTTCGTTGTGGAACAACAGGGCAGCGCGAGTGTCAACGCTAGAAGCAGTGTTGTCGCCAGCAGCTTCAATGGTTCGGCAGTTGGCAGAAACGTAAACGTCTACACCATACAGGTTACCAATAAGTCCGCTATTGACTGACTGCCCGCTTACAAAGTCAGAAGACACATACCGATCAATACCCATAATCGCATTGCGCGTTGCAGGGGGAATGATCAAGTTACGATTTTCCATCGGCACATTGTTGTCATCCATTTTCTGGATCATGTCACGGAAGAAAGCATCCGTAAACTCGTCACTAGCTACTAGAGTGTCATCAGTGTACTGAGTAGTAGTTCCGCCATCGTTGAAAAAACAACCACTGTGCTGGTAATCAGTAGCAGCAGGGCTAAATACAATAGCGCCACCATCACCAAAACCAGTACCAGCTAAGTGAAGATCGTTATCAACTTGCACAGCCAAAGAGTAGCCAGCGTCTTCAGTGTAGAACTGACGCAAAGATCCAAGAGCTTGAACCTCTACAATGTCCTCAATCAAACGCGAGTATTCAAAGTGACGGTTAATAGTAACTGTCAACTCTGACTCAGTGTTAGCAATGATTGTTACAGCAGTATCAGCTGCTTTAGCATTTGCATCGCCGCGAGTAGGCTTGGGAATGTGAATAACGTCACCTTTCTTGCCATTCATAGCAATACGCTTGACAAGAGGAGCCATCTTCAGGTTCTTTTGATAGGCAGCAATAATTTCATCTGACCAAATTTCTGGTACAAACGTTGCTGCTTCGGTTAATGCGGTATTACCACCCGCGCCAGGATATGTTGCAGTAGCCATAGTAGTTCTCCGTTAGACTATTTTACTCGACCCTCCGCGTATGCTCTTAAAATTTCATCTGATAAGGACGCATAACGTTCGGGGTCAGTTTTCATAAGTTTAATAATGTCAGCCCGACGATAAACTTTCTTTCTTGATCCTTCAGCTGAGCCTCTAGTGTTGCCTGTTGCTGCTGACTTTACTGCATTCTTACGATTCAAGCGTTCTGCTTTAGCTGTTTCTTGAACGATACTAGAGCGTTCACTCCACAACGTAAACAATTCGCTTGCAGCATCGTAGTCATACTGCTGGTCAGCTTGAACAAACAACTTTGTTCTAACCTTTGATCCCTTAATCCATTCGGCAAACTTAGGGTCTTCCAGAACTTGATCCATATTTGGGTGGTCGGATCGTAATTGAGCAAGAGTGGCCTGTTGCTTGTACTGTTTGTTGTACGTTTCTGCTTCTTTAATTTTAGGGTGGTTTTCTATAGCTCTATTTACAGCGCTTTGCGGATCAACAAAAAAATCAACATCACTGTTGTCATCTTCTTGCTGTGTTTGAGGTGCTTGTTTTCCGTCGAGTTCTGTCTGAATGTAGCTATCAACAACTTTTCTAAGTTCGCCTACTTCCGTACTCTGTTTGCCTGAAAACTTTTCAAGCTCTTGGTTCATCTGTACAAGTTCCTCTACAGACTTACCACGGTACTTTTCTGGAACATTAGATTCTTCAGGTATGTCCTCTTTAGGACTCTCAAGAACCTCTTCAGCTATTACCTCAGAAGTTTGTGTCTCTTCTTCATTTTGACGCTCATCAATGATTGTTGCTCTTGACATCATTTAAACCTATTCCGCCTAATGGTTATGGAATTAATGGGATTGACTCTTTTCGCGCTGAGCTTCCCGTCCTTTTTGCCCCGCCTTTTCATGCTCTCGTACCCACTTCATGTGCCTTCCAGGAAAATCTCCTGTAGACCCATCTAGTACAAAATTTGACGCTGAGACAATTTTTGTAGCAACGGCACCACATTTGCACCTACTAGTTGTAGTCCCGTTTTTTACAAACTCTTCAAATATATGGCCTTCTTTGCAGCGAAAGTCAAATATCTTATACATCTTCTTTGCCTAGCTCTTCAAAGTTAGTGCTTATAGTTGATTCAAGATTTAGCATATGAGCTAAAACCATTAACTGCCCTTTGCGAATATACAAATCATTTGAATCTTTTGTTGCTTCAACACTATTAATTGCTAGAGCGTTCTGCCTTAACTCTTCGATTAACTGCTTCCAACCATCAGTCATAAACAGGTCAAAGAATTTGTTGTAGTACTCTTCTACTTCTTTATCTATTGAGGCCATAAGGTTATCTCTAGTTAAGTTTTCTTTTTACGCCTCCTTCCAGAGGCGGTTACATCATGCTTGATCTTAGCAGGTCCAGTTTTCTTGGACTTAGATCTTGCTTTTTCAGCAGCAGTCATTTTTGCTGCTACCTTCTTAGGGCGACAAGACGGATAAGGTCGTTTGGATTTCTTTGCAGACCTTCTGCCACAAGGCTTTCCGGTCTTTACATCAATCCACTCTTCCTTAAACCACTTTGTTAAACCCTTTTTAGGTTTAGGCATAAGTTCCGCCGCGTTTTTTGTATTCCTTTACAAGCCATGCATTAGCATAGGCGCTAGGATATACATCAAACTTCTTTTTAGCCGCAGCCTTAACCCTTGAGTAAAGAGCTTTATTCTTTACGTTGCTGGGTATAGACCCCTTTGCTTTCTTCTTAAGAGCCATTACTTTTTTACTGGCTTCTTTTTCTTTTTAGGTTTTGATTTATACGCACCTGTTCCGTAACCCATTGCAATCTCCTTACTTTTTGCCTTTATGAACCTTTTGGACAGGAAAATCAACTGACTGTGAAGATCCTTTATGAGCTTTATAACCACCCGAAGGGTTTTTCATTAGCTTAAAACTCTTACCATTCTTCATCCAGTGATATCCATCAGGAGCTTTTACTTTCACTTTCGCTCTCCTTTATATATTTGTGAAGCGCATATTGACGTTTGCAAGCATGGCATACACCACACGCAATAAACCCTTTTGGTGATTCTTTGGGCTTTCTACACGACCAGTATGATTTACGCAACTCTTTTGGCATTGCGTAATAAACACCAAGGCTTCTTTCTAATGGCGTTTTGCTCATGTAATCAAACGGAGCAGCCCATATTGGCTTAGCCTGTTTGTTTATAAACAGTGAACTAAAAACTCCGTAAGCCTCTGCGCTTTCTTCTTTGCTCATATTGTAATCGCCAGTAAAAACAGCAGCTACAGGATCGACCATAGTTGAAACAATTCTTCCAGCCTGAAATAGAGCTAACGACATATCACGACCGCCAGGGTATTTATTCTTGTATGAGTATGTGCAAGATGAAAATTCAAACTCTCTTTGATTATCCTTTAGCCAATTGATGCTTTTATAAATAGCTTCGCCTTCTGCTTTATATCTATTTTCTGAGTTATCAAGGTGGATAGAATGTATATGAACTTTATGCTGAGTATGCTCCAGCAAACTCCAAGCAAGAGAAACGCTGTCCATGCCGCCAGAATACATAACAATAACTGTGTCATTTTTTCTGGTTAAGAGCCTATGGTACTTAAGTGCGGTATAAATAGACTCTTTCGTTTTTAGCTTGTATTTGTCTTCTAACGCCATTCCCACTCCTTAATTGATTGCTTCTATCGTATACACCTTGGTTATTGAAATTACCCACTGTTGCGGGATTACTAACTCTGCATCACCCTCTATAATTTTATTATCTTCAATTAACATGTGGGGGCAAATTATTAACTTCTTTTCGTCGTTTAGCAAAATGGTGCCACAAGAAACAGCGGTAGCTACTTTAATTTTAGTTAGCTCTTCTATCTCTCGCCAGCCCACATTAGAACCGCCTTGAGCATCTTTCCAAACTACACAATATAAATCTACCATTTAACTTTATCAGCCCAATAGGCAGCAGAGCATTTTCCTTTAGCAATGTTTTTAGCGTGTCTAGCTTTAAACGACTTACGCCTAGCTTTATCTTTGGCACTGCTAGGATTTTTACCTGCACCGCTAACTCCTTGCTGACCAAATCTAATTGTTTTAATTGAGCCGTCAGCACATTTAGCTACAACTACATGAGACTTCTTAGGATGATTAGGAGTCCTCTTTGGTTTGTTGTACCCGCTTACTCCCGCTCGATCCAGCCTTGGATCTTTTTTCTTTGTCATTAAATCTGTCCTCCAAATCCTTTAGGCGGGACTTGAGGATTTTCAATTCCGCTGTTTGGTCTTGGAATGCTGCGTTGATCTGGCTCAGCAAGTTGTTGATTTCTGTTTGTGTCATTAACATTTTTTGACTTCCCCTCCATTTCTCGTTCTTTCAAAAGCCTATCAGCTATCTTAAGTCTGCGATCAAACTCTTTATCGTCAGCATCTCCTACCTGAAGATTTTTGGTAACCGCTTGAATTCTATCAATCTCAAGCTCTTGAGGTGCAATTTCGGTTTCAACAGCAATCTTCGCAGCCCTTGCTTGGGACTCTGCTGCCTGACCATTCAACGCATTTGTTTGACTTTGCTGAAGCTCTAGCTGGGTTTGCTGAGCCATTGTGGCTAGCTGTTGCGCTTGCGGGTTTGGCTGAGAAGCTTGCTGCATGGTAGCAATTAACTCTTCCCGATTGCTTAGGTTCATGTTGTCGATAATGCTTTGAATTAAAACCGGATACATGGGGCTGTCTTGCTTCATTGTTTGTAGTAACTGAACTAACTGAGTTACCTCATACTCCCTAGCAATAATGCCAAGCGTACTAGTAGCTGTAAATTTGTAGTCGGCAACAGGGTATTCTTCTGGATCGAACTGCATATACCTATGCGCTGCCTTAGTTACAAACGGCAAAAGAAAAGATTGTTGAAAGTTTATAAGGGTGCGCTTATGTCTCTTAATAATTGCACCGAGAGACATAGAGATCCCAGCAGCAGTACTTTCACCATTGACCTGTCCAGCGATCCCTGCTGAGTCCACAGCGCCTGTCGCTTGTTGTACCATCTGCTGAAGGCTTGCAGCCTGAGCAAAAGTAATTTGCCCAACTTCTCCAAATTTGAATGGCTGTAAAACTTCACGAGGGTCTCCATTGGTCAAAATTATTTTGCCCGGTCTAACCTCTGGCTTAGCGCCGCGAGGAAGCCGAGTTGCGTCAATAGCAATCATGGGGTGGATCGTGAGACTTAGCGCATCAATCCTAGCGCGAAGCTCAGTATCCAGTGCTTTCTGGCTGTTATAACCTTTTTCACAAACGCCACGACCCCAAAATCGTCCTGGGACTACATCCCAAGGAAATGCAACAACGGGCCTATCGCCCATCATATATGGATTTTTTGTGGCTTTGAGAAGTGTGCCGCCGTTTGCGATAACGACAATAGCCTCAACATACTTAGAGTCTTCTTCAACCTCTACGTCTTCAGACTCAAGAAGCTCTTTAGGCACCAAGCCATAATACTTTGTAATTCTTACTTTGTCATCATTATATATAGTAAGGTCTTGATCTGGCTCAAGCTCAGTGTCAGGAGCAGCAGATCCGATCATTGCTTCTTTGTAAACGCCTTGTTCTTGCAGCAACTCTACCGTATGTCGGCTAACAAATTCATCAATAGCTACACCGTAAGCATCCTCTATTGAGGTTGCTACAGGGTCTATTAGAAAGTTTTGCGGCAATATTGGTTTTAACTTTACAACAACCCGATCTTTAATATTTACGCCAACTGCCTGAAGGTCTCCATCCATTAATGGCTCTGTAGCTGGGGCCATCTCTTTAATTTCTTCAATAACAACTTCGCCAATGCCCGTCCCAAAAACAGCCGCATTAATAAGACACTCTGCAACCGCCTTTCGCACCTTACAAGACTCAAAGTCTTCACCAAGCTTTTTGCGTAAATACACAATGTCTTGTTTATCGCCATCAACAGCGTCATCTGCGATATCAAACCATTTACCGCGGCCAAATGTAGCCTCCTCAAGCTCTGCTACATTAGACTCTACAGCCTGCTGTAATGCAGGGCTGATTATTCTAGAGCGTTCAGAGCTTCTTTGGGCATCTGCTGGATTCCATTGACCGCGCCAAAGTCTATAATACTCATCAAACCTGTCTTCATAATTTGACTCGTAATAATCGCGCCAGTTTTCGCATTTGTTAATAACCCATCCAGCAAGAGATTCTTCAACCATTAAGGGGTCGGGTTCGTAAATTTCATCTGCCATGATTTTTTCCTATTAATATCCAGATACAACGTCTAGAATTTCGTGA